AGTTACTTTATATATAGTATCCTTTCCACTACCTGCCCTACCTACTAAACCTAGTACTGTGGCTGCCATAGTTTAACCTTTCCCGATTCGAAATCGTAGTCGTTGTACCTGAGTATTCTTGCGAGCCTAGCTTGTACAAGAGCATGCTTGCTCGATAGACCAGCCTTATCAAAGGCTTCGACGATCATATCCCAAGCGTTTTGAAAAGTGTCAGCCTTATCCAAAAGCTTGTTAGCTTTAACAGGCCCATAGCTGGGACAACCTTTGTAGTTGTCAGCAGTGTCTCCAACTAGAGTTTGAAACAAGTGATGCCTGTCGGCATCCTCTAAAGAAAAAGTCTCAACTCCTTCTTCTGGATGATCAGGATTATAAAACTTACAAGGAACTCCTTTAAAGTCTTTGTCTACACTAACGATAATAGATTTATCTCCGAACTCTGGTTCAGTCGCTGCGATACCTAGTAGGTCATCGGCTTCAACGCCTTCTATTAAATGAGCATCCCACTTATCTTTTAGATGATCTTTCAATGCTCCTAAGATCATAGGCTTACGAGTAGACTTTCGGTTGCCTTTGTAATCTGGATACAAGTCGTACCTAAAATTATGTTTCCCAGTTAGAAACACTTGAATCTCTTTAGCGTTTAGATCCTCTTTTAGCTGTTGGATATACAAGTCAACCTGCGCTCTGCCTTCGTAAGCGTCAGCGTGTAGTGTCCACAGATCGTTGCCCCAGTTAACCGCTTCCTCACAGGAAGCTGAAACTTTGTAAGCTAGTATGTCTCCGTCCAGTAGTATTGTATTAGTGTCTTTATTCATGTTCTGTTTTAGTCTTGGTTACGAACTCCTTTATCATTTTATATTTGAGTTCTATCTGTCTGTTAAAAGCTATCTTCATGTTGATTCGTTTCAACCCTGAGGATATTGCTCCGTGATGCCTGTCATACATATGAGTTAAGTCGCTCACTCTGTAGTCCTCTTCGATCAATACTTTCCAGAGCATCTGACGAGCTTCTGCCATGTGTAGTTTCCTGCAGTGTCGTTTGATATCAAACACGCTGATACCAAACACAGCTGCTACATATTTTTCTAATTCTTTTACGTCCATTTAATGTGTCTCCGCCCAGTTAGCACCTGACTTAGCTTCTCCAGCCAACGGGCAACGGAATTTAAAATACTCACCAGCAGCATGGATAGAATCCTCTGCCTCTTGCTTAATAATATCTTCCAGCTCAGGCCAGCACTCGATCTGAAACTCATCGTGTACATGAGCCACAAACGAGAAGTCCTCTTTAGGTGTGAGGCCCAGCTCAAGGAGCTTGTTGTACAGTATAACTGTAGCCTTCTTCATCAACACCGCACCAGCAGACTGGAGCAAAGTGTTCAGAGCAGAGTGTTCGCTCCGTACCCACAGTTTCCTGCGGTCTAGGCCAATGAGGAAATCCCGACCCTCTAAAGCTCTGGAAATTTTTTCCTTCAAAACTCTCAGGCTAGGCAGGGACTCTAGGAACTTCTCCTTAATCTTCTTACCCTCTCGGCTACCCTTACCTATGATTTGACCTATCTTCTCGTCACCCGCTCCATACAAGAACCCATATATAAATGTCTTAGCATTGTCTCTAGTAGGTAGGCCAGCTGCATGCTGATTAACTGTATGTATATCCTCTTTGAGGAGCTTATCAGTATACTCTTGGTCAGCCATGTAATGCGCCAAACACCTAAGCTCTAGCCCACTAGCGTCACAGCCTACCAGTATCATCCCATCAGTGGCTTTAAACAAAGACCTATAATCAGAGTCCCTAGGAACCTGTGCCATATTGGGATGCCTGTGGGTGCAACGTCCAGTAACTGCCCCGTTAGTTATAACGTGACCATGCATACGCCCACTGCGCTCGGCTTTTATCCACGCTTCCTTGCCGTCACCGAGCTGACCCATCCGCTTCTGAAGAGTGAGGATCTTACTAAGCATCTGAGCCTCAGGGTACGGGAGTCCACTAAGGATGGTCTCATCTACCTTAGCCTTCCCTCCCTCAGTAGTCTGGGTAGGTTTCCACCCAAGACCACGCAACCGCTCGGCTATCTGGTCTCTACTGCCAGAGTTAAAAGGGATTCTTTTAATCTTATTAGGGCCAGCTTCTATCTGAGCAGGCTTAAACCCAGCAGCTTTAGCAGCTGCCTTAGTTTCATACAGCTGACCCCCAGCTTTCCAGAAGTGGGACTTCATAGGTATCTCTTTTGGAGGAAAGATTTCCTGCAAGGAGTCATCAAGAGTGAGCTTCTCTGAAGCTAGCTTTGCGTACAACCTCTCGGCTTTCTGTATGTCGAAAGAGAAGCCATGATACTCCTGCTCAGTCATGATCGAAGCAAACTCATGCTCCAGATCCAGACAATCTTGGGAGTAGTTCTCCTCAGCAAACTTTTGGAACAAGGCTACAGTGACATTACAATCATTTACACAGTAGTCCTCCAACTCCTGCGACCACTGATGGTATCCGTACTGCTCCAGAGCAGTGCCCTTCAACAGTCCTATCCGGTAGCCCCACGCCTTGAGGCTGTGACTACCTATTAGTTTAGTAGGTAGCTCCACGTCAGCTGACTCTGCCCTAGCAGCAAAGTCCTCACCCTTCAGGTCAGGGTGGATGACACGACTCATTACAAGTGTGTCAACCACCTTGACCCTACTATGTGGGCTCCACCCCCGCACCTTAAGCAGTGTAGGTAGGTCATAGTTAATTATATTATGACCGCAGATAACGTCAGCTTTATCCAGCATCTCAAGCCCGTCATCTATTGTACCTTCCGAGTCGAACTGATCGTTAAAGCCCCAAGATTCTCCAGTGTCGGCATCCATCACAGCAAGGCAATGGATTCGAGAGACTTTAGGCATCAGATCGTTAGCCTCTAAGTCGAAGATAAGTCTTCTCATATCTCCTCCTCTTCGTCGTCAGGCATGGCTCGCTCGATCAGCCGTGAAGTCTCATGGGAGTACTCCAGTGCCGTAGCAATTCCTGTCTGACCTGACCAGCGATTCTTTAGGATGCGTACCTTAGTGATGTCAGCTTCCTCTTCATCCTGCTGGTTTCTCTCCAGCCCTACCACCATATCGCTCAGCTGTGCGATACCAGCTGAACCACGGAGCTGAGCTAGGCTTGTTGATGCGCCTTCTTCATGTCCTCTACCATCAGGGCGTTTAAGATGACTCACTAGGATAAGGCTGAAGTTCAGCTCCTCTACAATAGAGCGGAGCTTAGTCATGATGTTATCAATCATCCTGCGCTCGTCGCCCTGCTCCATACCACTTACCACAATAGACAAGTGGTCTAGGAAGATGATCTCACAGCCGCAACCAGCTACCATGTATCTGATCTTATTTACTAGGTTCTCAGCATTCATCGAACCGAAGTGGTCGTACAGATAACAGTTGCCGCTACCGATTGTAGCCTCGAAAGCTTTGCGCTTTTCTCCTGCCTCCACATCGTCAGATGATATGAGTATATTTTTATTTAGATACATACCCATTAAGCCTAGACCCGTGCGGCGTACGTTCTCTTCCAAGGCGATGTAACCCACAGTCTTCCGCTGTGTAGTCAGCAATGAGAATGCTATCTCCTTACAGATTTGACTCTTTCCTATACCTGACCCTGCACAGAAGGTAGCGATCTCTCCCTTGCGGATACCATGAGTCAGTGCGTTCACTCCTTCCCAAGGGTAGTCAACCGAGTCGTTGACCAACTCTTTAGATACAGTGTCCCATAAGTCTCTGCCATCCACGATCCCATCAGGCCTATAGGTAGCGGCGTTCCAGATAGACTGGATAACCTCTTGGCCTCGACCAGCGACGAGCATCTCGTTCGCATCCTTGAGGGGAAGCGTAGCAATCTTAGCGCGACCGACTGGCATGACTGCAGCGCACTCTTTAGCTGCCTTGTTCCCAGCCTCATCGTTGTCGAACATAAAGATAACCTCTTCGAACCTGTCGAGGTAATCTAGATTCTGTCCTACAACCTTCTTAGCTCCAGCTGCTCCGTTAGGTATGGAGACAACGGGCCATTTATATTCCTGTAGTTGGCTGACGCTAAGCGCATCGAGTTCACCTTCAGTGACTACGATTTTCTTACCACCACTCCACAAGTGAGACCCGTACAGGCCAGCTTTGGAGAAGTCTCCAATAGCCATGAAGTTCTTGTGAGGTAGCCGCACCTTTTGTGCTACTACTGATCCGTTCTCTCCATAGAAATTGGCAATGTGGCAGAGAGCGCCATTGTGGTTGCCCACAACGTAGCCCCACTTGCGACAGGTCTCCTCTTTTAATCCCCTGTTACGAAGTTCCTTATAATCTCCTCGGAGGAATCCCCCTTCTGGAGTCGTTGTGCTAGGTCTGCTGTTGTTGTCCGTAGAAACTCTACCTTCCTCCTCCCCTTGGGAGTGGCTGTTACAGGAGTAACAGTAGGTGTGTCCGTCGTCGTAGACAGCTTTTGCGTCGGATGATCCGCACTCTTCGCACGGCTCATGTCTGATAAATGTCGATTCTTCATGTTGTTCCATTAGTTGTTATTTCTGTTCAGTTCTATCTTATCCAATCGAGTGGAGGTACTTTATGAGCCCACTCAAACCCATGCTTTTCAGCCCAGTCTTTACAGGTAGTCCTCGAACCCTTCCGTATAGGTAGCTGTGCGTTCTGAAACACAAATCTAATATCTATATCGGGGTTCGCTTCCCTTACCCACAAATGTTTCTTCCGGTCTGAGGCTGAGAAGAGTCCCTTGGCCTCGATAAAGAAATCTTTATCGGCGATCCAGAAGTCTGGGGTGTACTTCCGTTGGATCTCAGGCTGTACATAGGACAGCTTCTCAGCCTCGTAGGCATACGCTTGCTTCTGGGAGGTCAAGAAGGAAGCAAGGAACGCCTCATATTGTGACCGGAATTTAATCATTAGAGTTCGTCTTCAGCAAACTCAGCGGCACCTTCAGGAGTTTCTTCAACTGCTACCGGAGCTTTTTGCTCAGCCTCGCTAGCTTGGAAACCTTCAGTAACTTGAAAACCAAAGTCTTCAGGCTTGTTACCGCTCTTGTACTCACGCAACTCGACAACCTGTACGGCATTGAGTCGGAGTTTGATCCCTGCCCCTAGTGCAGCTGTGTAGTAGGGGGAAGCAACAAAGTTGACGATCAACTTACTACCTCCACCGATTACAGCACCCTCGAAACCTTGGAGCTTGGCATCATACAGCTTGGGACGCTGCGTCCAACTCTTACCGTTCTTAGTGGTTACGTTATGTTTCATGGTGAACTTGAAGTCAATCTCACCAGTCTCGTTACCCTCATCATCTGTAGCAGGATGCACAGTAAGCGGAGCCTTCTTCAGGTTAGGCTTGCGGCGCTCCGCCATCTCCTTTTTGTGATGGGTATCCAACAGCTTCTCCAGCTTGGATTGCAACTCCGTGCCCTCTTCAGCAGGGACTCGGACGGTTACACTAAAGACTCCTCCAGCATCAAACTTATAGTCTGGCTCGTTGAGTCGGGGGTAAACAGCTACGCCGCAAGGCGTGTTCATTTGTGCATTTCGATTTTCACTCATAATTATTTTTGTTCTTGGTTCTGGTAGCCCAACGCGACAGGCGTCGGCACTAGAGATACATATACCTTGAGCTGCGTATCTCGTCAATAATTAATTTACCATTTATTGCAGAAACATTGTCCATGAGGGTATGAAAGTCGTTTTTTCCTAAGGGATTTGCCATAAAAATTTTTCTCCAAAAAACTGCAGGCGATAAAGAAAACACATCAGCGTTGGTTTCGAGGAGGGTCTGCTTAAGCTTAGGAAGGTCGGTCAGATGGGTTGCAAAACAATCATGGACTGAGGCAACAGCCATAGAGGGGTCGAGCCTCGAAAGGGCGATATGCATGATTGCCGCATCCAGACTGTGAATGAAATTAGGCATAAATGCTCTTTTTATCTTAGCCGAATCTAAAGTGCTCGTATCTACGTTGTAATTGACGGAGCGCACCTTACCGAACAAATAGGAACGCACGTTTTTTGTACGTTGTTTGTAGTAAGTTTGTGCTACAGGGAAACCGCTAGGGCTAGTCCATGTTGAAGGCTCACCGAGGGTTTCACCAAGGTTGTTAAGTAGATTAGCTAGCTGTTTAAACTTAGGGTATTTGTTATAGTAAGCTTTAAGTATAGACTTAACTAAGTAGTCTGAAGCCTTCCGTAGTCTTTCGGAGAATCTAGAGTTATCTTTAGACCAATACCAGTTAACCACTATATCAACTGCTCTAAACTGTGTGCAACCATAGGGCTGGGTCATTACTAACGACTTAACTAACCCCCTGTCAAGACCTACTTGTAACCACTCTTGTCCTAGGCTAGTTTTTTCTAGAATTAATTTAGTCTCATTTAATACATCTTGGTATATGTCGTTAGGTTTCGGGTCACTCGATGATAGTATACAGTTCGTTGCTTCGGCCCCTACTTCGTCACACATCAGCATGGACATGATTTGAAGACCGTTCGAAGAGGCATCTATACAAATAGGAAGTCTGGTCGTTGTTAGGTCGTTCTTAAGCCACTTAGCTGCTTCAAAAGACCAAGCTAAGAACCTCCAAGGCTCTTTTGCGTCAGCCCAGCAGTGCTCGCTTTCGGGGCACTCCCCAATAGCCAAAATTTTATCTTTAGTTTCGCTAAGCCACTTCTCCGGGTCTACATCCGGGGGTTCGCCCCATAGAAGCATACCAGCGGTTATGAAACTTATCCGGGTTGCGTCTCGATCGACGATTTTTTCTTCCGAAAACTCTAGCAATCCTCTAGCTAAGTCTCTTCCTTGAAAGTTTAAAAAGTTAGGAACTGAATAAGCTCTACCCCTGAAGTCGAACTGATGCGGGAAGTACAGCTGATCC